AATTAAAATCGCGGGGCCTTGTGCCCCGTTTTTATTTTTGAAAGGAGCTTTTAATCATGGAAGAGAAAATCTATAAAATTACCCTCGGTGATGGAAGTGAGATTTCCAATCTTAAGCTGAACGGAAACAATTTCATTTCTACAGAAAAGATTGAGGAATCTGTATTTGCAGATAACTGCTCTCCGGTTACTATCAGCGACGGAACAACTGAGACTGTTCATCCGAACATGGAACTGGTTCAGATCGTTGAGCAGATTCCCGGGGAATACTGGTTTGTCCTTAGAGATATTTCTGAGGAGGAATTTGTCAGAACCAAAATGCAGTCTGACATCGCCTACATTGCAATGATGTCCAATGTAGAGCTTTAAGAAGGAGGATCACCATGGAACATAGCAAGAATTACAGTAAAGTAAAGCTTTGGTACCGCATGAAAATGTGGAATGAGACCAAGGTTCGTAATGCGGTGAAGATGGGCTGGATCACCAAAGAGGAGTTCGCTGAGATCACCGGTAAAGATTACGAATGAGCGTTCTGTTAGGCGACAGGAAAGAGTCAAAATTCGAAGCGATTACGTACTCGATCGAGTTGCATGATATGCTGATACTCCTTATGCAGAGGGGATTTGGTGTTAAGGATGTGGACAGCTTTGTTCGGAAGAAGTATGCGTATGGAGAAATTTCGGAAGAAAACTTTGCTAAGTATAGAGAACTGATGCGGAGTTTCAAATCGAAAATAAACCAATGTGCTTCCTTGATAACGAGCAATGTTAGGGCGGCAAACACTATTTACCCACGGACAATGCACGAGTACGAGACCAGGAGAGATTACCAGAATGCGGCCATTGTAAATTGCGAGCAGCTCATCAATGAGTTACAACGGGTTGTTGAAATATTTGATGTAGATCTGAATTTATACAACCGGTATGTTAAAGCTATCGACCGAGAAATCGGATTGATAAAAAGGTGGCGTCAAAGAGACATGGCGATTAAGTCGCGGTTAGAAAAAGGGTAACATCTAAAAATTGCGTCGTTTCTTCGGCTAACTTTGCCAATGTGAACAACAATGGCAATACGAACTACAACAACGCTTCGAACTCTAATGGAGTTCGTCCGGATTCTTCGATTAACCAACGAAGAAGGAGATGCTATCCGTTCCGCAAGGATAAATAATAAAGCCTAATACAATTTACTACGGTAAGTATTGTTATAACGGTGAATAGGTTATGAACTACGAGGAGATTGTCTGTGACGCCAATAACTTGTATAGGGCTTATAAGGTCTCTGTGAAGAGCAGCAAGTGGAAAGAATCGACGCAAAAATTTATGATGAATTTCCTGCGGTACATATTCGAAATCCAAGATGATCTAATAAATCGGACACTTCAAAATGGACCGACACAGGAATTCGAGCTGCACGAAAGAGGCCGGATAAGACCTATTACAAGCATTCAAATCCGCGATCGCATCGTCCGACATTCTCTGTGCGATGAGGTTTTACTTCCAGAAGTTAGGAAACATATTATCTATGATAACTGCGCATCTATCAAGGGGCGCGGAATTTCACAACAGAGAAAACGATTCGAAATCCATCTCCACAAATACTACCAATTATACGGAAATGACGGTTATATTCTATTCGGTGACTTTTCAAAGTTCTATGACAATATTATCCATGAGATTGCCAAACGAGAATTGTTGAAGCTGTTCAATGACGATGAGTTTATTGACTGGCTTTTAACGTTGATATTTAAGGGCTTCCAGATCGATGTTTCGTACATGTCTGACGAGGAATACGAGGCCTGTATGACCGATACTTTCAATAAACTGGAGTATCGGAACATTCCAAAAGAGAAGCTCACTGGCGAAAAGTGGATGGAGAAGTCTGTCAATATTGGAGATCAGCTTTCGCAAGTCATTGGAATTTACTATCCATATCCTATTGACAATTACGTCAAGTATGTACGTCAGCAGAAATTTTATGGAAGGTATATGGACGATTGGTACATCATGAATCCAAGTAAAGAAGAGCTTGAAGAGTTGCTCGAAAACGTCTGTAAAATTGCAGCTGAACTGGGAATTCATATCAATCGTAAGAAAACTAGAATCGTTAAGATTTCGAGCAAATATAAATTCCTGCAAATCAAGTACACACTTACAGATACTGGTAAAGTCATCAAACGAATAAATCCGGATCGAGTTACCGCCATGCGTAGAAAACTCAAGAAACTTGCCGTTAAGGTTGGACATGAAGAAGCGGATTACGACAATGTCGAGAACATGTTTCGCGGTTGGATGGGAGGTCATTATAAGCTCTTATCCAGAGAACAACGAAAGAATTTAATACAGCTTTACGAAGACCTATTTAGTAAGAAAATCACAATAGTCAACAAGAAGCTGATTGTTTCTGATAGGTCTGCATGATTGCACATAAAGAAGGAGGAAACGATGGAACCATGGTTTCAGGTTGTACTTACGATCTTTAGCTCAGTTCTTGCATCTTCTGGGCTGTGGGCCTATTTGCAAAAGAAAAGCGAGCAAAAAGATGTTAAAACAGAGATGCTTATTGGATTGGCACATGACAGGATCATGTATCTTGGAATGTCGTATATTGACCGTGGGTGTGTAACCCAGGATGAATATGAAAATCTGAGGGTATATCTCTACGAACCCTACGAACGTATGGGCGGGAACGGTTCAGCGAAGCGAATTATGCAGGAGGTGGACAAACTCCCGATTCATAAATTTATAGAGAAGGAGGAAGAGCACAATGAGCATGAGTAACAAGACATACGACATCCTTAAGTGGATTGCTATGTATCTGCTTCCGGCTGCTGGTACATTATACTTTGCACTGGCCGGAATCTGGAGTCTCCCGTATGGAGAGCAGGTGGTCGGAACCATCACTGCGGTTGATACTTTCCTTGGTGTTATCCTTGGAATCAGTACATCCCAGTACAACAAGACTGCTGATAAAGAAAAATAATGAAAGTGTCATGGAGGACTAAACATTATGGCGAATCTGAATGTAAACAAAGTCATTTATGGGGGGGGATGTCCTTATCGATCTTACTGGCGATTCCGTCAGTGCAGATAAGATCCTCAAAGGTATTACTGCTCACGATAAGAGCGGTGCAAAGATCACAGGTACCTGTACTTTCGACAGCGATACTTCCGAGGATACTGCGGCTGTCGCAGAGATTCTCGTAGGAAAGACTGCGCACGCCCGTGGAAGTAAACTTACAGGTACTATGAAGAACAACGGTGCGGTTAAAGGTGTCATCTCAACCGTTGCTGGAGAATATACAGTACCGCAAGGTTATCACGATGGCTCTGGTAAGGTGTCTATTGACGCCACCGAACAGGCAAAGCTTATTGCTACTAACATTCGTGAGGGTGTGACGATTCTTGGCGTTGAGGGTGCTATGTCTGGTTCTGAGGATATGAAGCCGCAGAGCAAGGAAGTAACACCGTCCAAAGAAGCTCAGACGATCATGCCGGATGAAGAGTACAACTGCTTATCTCAGGTTACAGTTAAGGCAATCCCGTATGTAGAAACCGACAACTCTGCCGGAGGGAAGACTGTTACGATCGGATAAGGAGGTTTTGTCAAATGGCTGCGAATAAAGTCGTATTCGGCAATAAAGTTTTGATCGACCTTACCGGCGATACTGTTACGGAAGAAGCTTTGTTGAAGGGCTATACAGCACACAAAGCAGATGGTACAATTATTACCGGAACGGCTTTCGCAGGATATCCTAACGAGTTCGTGTTCTTAGATAACATCGAAGACTCAAGCGGAAACCCAATCAAAGACAGTTCCGGTAAAACAATTCAGGGACAAACCATCTATCGCAAAGCCCGCAACTCGGTTCTTTTGGATTCTACGGGCGATGTGATTGAAGATGGTTTTGAACAGTAGATAGAGGTAATTAAGTTCGTGTGGATGTCGTTTATTTCTCGATTATTCCTACATTTGAACCCTCTAGGTACTGTAAATGCTGGATAGTTTGTTTCTAATATAAATCAATCTTTTTTATTATTCAAATTGATTTTTAAAATAAAACAGCAAGCCTATAGTTTTCATCTATAAGCTTGTCACTCTATACTTTTTTCTACTTTTCTCCTAATATTCCGTCAATAATACGTTTCACACCGATTTCCACATTTTCTCTGGAAGTAGCAAGATTCATACGGATAAATCCATTGAATCTGTCTCCCCCGAACCAGTCTCCGAAATCTACCGCAAGACGGCATTTTTTCTGGATAAACTCTTTCGTATCTTCCGGTTTTATGTACGCTCTTAAATCAATCCATACCAGATATGTTGCCTCCAGTGGAGTTACTACCACCTTCGGAAGATTCTCTTTGAAAAGTTCTCTCAGATACTGATCATTATCTACAATCTGCTTCTTCACTTTATCCAGCCATTCCTGACCACCTTTATATGCCGCTTCTGCCGCTACAAATCCAAATGCATTTCCTGTCATCAGACGGATTCTCTTAGCAAAATCATCCCATTTTGCCCGAAGATTTTCATCTGCAATTATCACAAATGAATTCTGTCCCCCTGCCAGATTAAATGTCTTGGACGGTGCTGTGATTGTAAGGATTTCATCCCAGTGTTCTGTCATAAGATAGGATGTTGTCTGCTTCTTATTCCCAAATACAAAATCCTGATGAATCTCATCAGAAATTACATACACATGATGTCTATGACAAATTTCAAGCATTTCCTTTAGTTCTTCTTTTCTCCAGACCCTTCCTACCGGATTGTGCGGTGAGCATAAGATAAATGCTTTTACATCGTTATCCATGATTTTCTTTTCAAAATCATCGAAATCAATCGTATAATTTCCATTTTCATTAACTAGATCAGAAGTAATCAACTTACGCTCATTGTTGGTCACCGCCTGCAGAAATGGATAGTACACCGGAGTCATGACAATCACTGCATCCCCTTTTTTTGTCAGCATCTGGATCATCCAGTTGAACGCTGCTACAACTCCCGGTGCAAAACGAAGCCACTCTCGCTTTACTTCGAAATTAAAATGTTTCTTTTCCCAGTTGATAAATGCGTCGTAGTAACCATCTGGAATCCGGTAGTATCCTATTGCTCCAAAATCCACGTACTCATGCAGAGCTTTCTGTACACACTGTGGAATTTTAAAATCCATATCTGCGACCCACATGGCATGCAGACCTTCCTCGCCGAACATTGCTGTCTGACCGTCCCATTTATTGCAATTTGAATTTCGTCTGTCCACATAAATTAATTCTTCCATAATGCCTGCCTCTCCTTATTCCTTTCATCTTTCTGTGTCGGCAAAAACATTCTTCTTTTGTTTTGTCGAAATTTCTTTAACTATAATAGCATTTTAATAAGAAAATGTCCTCTTATATTGAAAATTTGAATTTATAAAATAAATTTTTATCAGCGCAGTATTAAGAACTAAAAAAACCTGTAAGCATAATACTTACAGGTTAACTAACTCCCCGAGTAGGGTTCGAACCTACGACCCTTCGGTTAACAGCCGAATGCTCTACCACTGAGCTATCGAGGAATAACAAATATATAATAAACCCAAGTAACAAAAATTACAAGGGTTTTTTCATATATCTTCAAAACTGCATATAAGAAACTTTTTAACATCTTTACCTATCCACCTTACTT